GACGGAAATAAGAAAGAACCAATGAAGAAAGCTCTTAAAGATAAAGAAAAAGATAAAAAGAAGTAAGACTATATAATCAAAAAGAAAGGCCTTAGGGCCTTTTCTTTTGAGCAAAAAAGATTAAATAAGCGTTGACTGAACTAAATAAAGTTGTTATTATAAGCAAGTGTTTATAGTATCTAGGCAAACAAAGACCATCTTAATTTATAAAGGAAAAATATCATGGCCATGACATTAGCAGAAATTAGAGCAAAACTGCAATCGCAGGACACTCGTAACAGCAACAATTCAAGTAAAACTCCCGGTGACAATGCTATCTATGCACACTGGAACGCCCCAGAAAATACTGTAGCAAGAGTTAGATTTCTTCCAGACGGCAATACTACCAACTCATTCTTTTGGGCTGAACGTAATATGATTAAATTGCCTTTTGCTGGTATTAAAGGGCAATCGGATAGTAAACCAGTTACGGTACAAGTACCTTGCATTGAAATGTATGGAACTGGTGAATCTTGCCCAATTCTTGCAGAAGTACGTACTTGGTTTAAAGATCCAAATATGGAAGATATGGGTCGTAAATATTGGAAGAAACGTAGTTATTTGTTTCAAGGATTTGTGCATGACAATCCTTTGTCTGACGATAAGCCGCCAGAGAATCCAATCCGTCGTTTTATTATCTCTCCGCAGATTTTTAACTTGATTAAAACTGCGTTGATGGATCCAGAGATGGAAAATTTACCAACTGATTATCAAGCCGGTCTTGATTTTAATATCAAGAAAACTGCTGGTAAAGGTGGATATGCAGATTACAACACATCTACTTGGGCACGTAAGGAAAGTTCACTTAGTGCTGATGAAGCGACAGCAATTGAGAAGTATGGATTGTTTAACTTGTCGGATTTCTTGCCAAAGAAGCCAAACGATGTTGAACTAAAGGTTATGAAGGAAATGTTTGAAGCAAGTGTTGATGGACAACCTTACGATGAGGAAAAGTGGGGAGCATACTACAAACCTAATGGTTTCCAATCAAACAAAACTACCACATCAACTTCAACAACTACTACAGCGACGTTACCCTCAGCTACGATAGATGAACCTGTGGATGATGAAATGCCAGTTGCAGAAGCAACAGTAACAGCTCCAGTAGCTGGTGTTAAAGCACCTAGTCAGAGAGCAGAAGATATTCTTGCGATGATTCGTAATCGCCAGAAGTAATAATACTTTGGGCCTCTACACATAATGTGTATGCCCAAATTCTCTCTCATTAAGGAAAATAATTATGGGTAAACCCTTTGACGTTTCAAAATTTCGTAAGAGCATTACTAAAAGTATAGATGGAATCAGTGTAGGATTTAATGATCCTACAGATTGGATTTCTACAAATAACTATACGTTAAACTATCTTATCAGCGGTGACTTCCATAAAGGAATTCCGCTAGGTAAAGTTACTGTATTTGCGGGAGAATCAGGTGCTGGCAAAAGTTTTATTTGTGCTGGTAATTTGGTTAAAAACGCACAAGCACAGGGTATCTATGTTATTCTAGTAGATACTGAAAATGCGTTGGATGAATCTTGGCTACATGCCTTGGGTGTAGATTCAAGCGAAGATAAACTGCTTAAACTTAATATGGCTATGATTGATGATGTAGCTAAGATGATCAGTGAGTTTGTTAAAGAATATAAATTAATGCCGGAAGCTGAACGGCCTAAAGTTCTATTTGTGGTTGATAGTTTGGGTATGTTAATGACTCCAACAGATGTTAACCAATTTGAAGCTGGGGATATGAAGGGCGATATGGGTCGTAAACCTAAGGCACTTGCAGCATTAGTTCGTAATTGTGTTAATATGTTTGGAAATTTGAATATTGGGTTAGTTTGTACTGCCCACACTTATGCATCACAAGATATGTTTGATCCTGATGATAAGATTTCTGGTGGCCAAGGATTTATCTATGCGTCTAGTATCGTTGTTGCTATGCGTAAACTTAAGCTCAAAGAAGATGAAGATGGTAATAAAATTACCGAAGTAAAAGGTATACGTGCCGCTTGTAAGATTATGAAAACACGTTATGCTAAACCGTTTGAATCTGTACAGATTAAGATTCCGTATGAGCAAGGCATGAACCCCTATAGCGGATTGGTAGATATGTTTGAAGCCAAAGGTTTATTATCCAAGGAAGGCAATAGTCTTAAATACACACTAACAGATGGCACGGTGATCAAACAATTCCGTAAGGCTTGGGAGCGTAATGAGGATAAATCACTGGATAAGGTTATGATAGATTTTACAGCTAACCCGCATCATGCTACTGTAGATATTACAGAGGAAAATGACGAATGAGTATAGATGCAGATGTATTAATTGAAATGTATTTGTCCTTAAAACAATATATTCCACAAAAAGATCGTCAAGAAGCAGCTGATAGTTTGATGAGTGTCATGGTAGATCTTTTAGGTGACGGAGAATTGCGTGAGTTTGGCAATAGTGATCCAGCCCTAAAACGAGCACTGAAGGAATATGCTGCTGATGACGAAGAAGATATCGACGAAGATGAACCACACGACGAATAATGTTCTATAATCAAATAGTATCTGATCTAGGCAAGATACCTGACTTTATCAATTACTATGAGAATGAATTATCCGCCGCAAGGCAGGAAATTGCGATTCGTGGTAATGTTGAAAAGTCGTTAAGTAATTTGCCAGGTATTACTGAGTATAGATTTAATCAGTTACAAGAGATTGAGGCGGTGTTGAATTTTCTTAATATACAATTAAGGAAGATACGACGTCGCCACTTTCAAAAATATCTTGAGGCTTATGCTAGAGCATTAACTAGTAGAGATGCAGAAAAGTATGTTGATGGGGAAGATGAAGTTATTGATTTTGAAACCATCATCAACGAAGTAGCACTTTTACGTAATCGTTATTTGGGTATTCTTAAAGGTATTGAGTCTAAGAACTTTATGCTTGGTCATGTAGTTAGATTACGTACAGCGGGGATGGAAGATGTAGTAGTATGATGGATTGGAAAATTCGTGCCAATCAATTGTTAGACGAATTTGACCTGTGTATGCAGGCAAAGCCTATTCACGGGGCAATAGATTTACAATTAGAAAAAGATGCAGTAGCCAAATGGGCATGTCACTTATCAACTCAACGTTCGTGGGGTAACGATATCGATATTGCGGAAGCTTGCAATCAACTTGAACCTAGATTAGAACGTCTTAAAAAAAAGATAGTAATAGAAATACTTCAAAGCGGACCAAATAATGAAAAATTTTAAAAATTCTATAGAAAGTTACGAGCATAGCTTAACCATATTTGATAAGCTATATGAGTATGATGACTTTATGGATAGTCTTCAAGTAGTTGCTGATATGGGTTGTGGATCTGGTTTAGATATAAATTGGTGGGCAACATTAATGAGTAGAGATGATCCACCAGAACCGCATAATTATACCTGCTATGCGGTTGATAAAAATATTAAACAACTTGAAGTATCTGTGCTGGAAAATAGTAATGTTGTTCCTGTTGAGGGAAACTTTGAAACAAGATTAATACCACGACAAATAGATTTTATTTGGTGTCACAATTCGTTTCAATTTGTAACCAACCCCTTAAATACTCTCAAACTTTGGAATGAGAATATGAACGTTAATGGTATGATGGTATTGACTATTCCTCAACATCAAGGGCATCAATACAATCGTTTAGTAACACGTAGTTTTAGCAATTGCTTTTATCACTACAATATCTGCAATCTTATGTATATGTTAGCAGTCAGTGGATTTGACTGTAAGGATTGTTTCTTCCGTAAATCGGTAAATGATAGTTGGTTATATGCTGCGGTATATAAAAGTGAGATTGCCCCACTGCCAGCATCAACTACGTGGCATGATCTCGTAGGACTTAACTTGGTTAATGACAGTGTAGCGCAATCACTTAATAAGTATGGGCACGTGCGTCAAGAAGATATTTTAGTTAATTGGTTAGATAAAGACTTTTATCGTATTAGAGATTAATTAAATTTTTTAATATTTAATAAATATAAGATGCGTACATTAATATCATTAATAGAACAAATAGAGTTAGATGAATCATCCGGAGGACTTATACGCCGCGGCCAAGAGGTTGCACAGGGTAAGGTAGTTACCTTTGCGAACGGAAATCGTCGAATTAATCTAGTAACGACTATAGTTATACCAGCAAACGGGGTGAAATTCCAATCTCGCGAAGAGTTAGAGGCAGGTATTGAATCAACGTTGATGCAAAGCAAAAATCCAACAGTTTTATATCAAAATGCGATAAAAAACTCATCCGGCGCCGCGTTAATTACACTTTGGGAAGATGAAGCTGGCACACCATTGGCATTCATAAAAGTAACTGATAGTAAAAGTGCTGGGAATATTCCAATAACATGGACTAATGCAGATTTTGGTAGCGTTACCGGATTTAAGCAAGCTGACAATAAAATAGCTGAACGTGCTCAGTTTAAGCTTAAGCCAACTGATCTATTTCCTACTGATGTCTACGTCCCAGTTGGAAAACTAATTAGTTTAATGAAGCCACGTAGTGACCTATCGCCAGAAGTAAACACACAAATTCGACAACTGTTGAACAATGTTTTAATTAATAGCGATACTCCAGTAAAAGGTGCAGATCAGTATATAACAACCTACGAGGTTGATCTTGGAGAAAGTGCGGCACCAATAGCATTATCTACTGGTAATTTTGTAACTGGTAACTATAAAGAAGCAGAAGATGCTCTATTAAAACCACTTGGATTAACGTGGGCTAATGTCACAGAAGTTTTATTCCCTGGTAGTGGCTCTGAACATCTATACGATAGTTATCTACGAATGTCAAAAACAGATACATTAAAGGTAAGTTCAAAAGATAAAAAAGGCGGCGCCGCAGCCGCAGTAACTGGTCTTATTTCTGATATAGAAAAAAATCCCGAGCGATTTGCAGATGTGACGAGTGACAAAAGATATGCTAAAATAATTAAAGTTTTAAAAATAATCTCTAGCCAATCAGCTAAAGAAGGTCCACTTAATTTAGCTATATCATTTGGTATGATAACACAAATGGATGCAGATCAGATCTTAGCTCATGCTGGGCAGGGAGAAAAATATTCTCCTAATGAACGATGGGCAAGAACCCCAGGGTTAAAAGCAGCCTTTGCTAGAAAAGGTGCAAAGTTTGCTGATGCCGCATATGATATGGGATATCATGCTTTAGCTGGAGTTGCAGAGTTAATAGCAGATAAACTGAATGATATGCCAGGTATGAGCGATTTCTTTAAGGCAGTTTTAGCAAGCTCAACTATGATTCAAGTAAAAACAACTATGTCAAAAGGTGCCGACGGTGCGTCTTTTAGTAAATTTCAAATTATTTATCCACCGGCATTTAGTGGTAATATTGAAGTTATTGCTAATAATAACTATATGGCTACTCGTCGCCCAATTGGTAAGATTAGTTTTAAGATCCCGTCTGGACCTACTATTAATGCTGCTGATACAAAAAAATCAAATACAAGCGATAGACCCGCTGCTAATAAACCTAGCGTAGTAACTGGTAAGCGTAATCCTATAAAACCAACGGTTAAGTATAAATCAAAAGGTGCAAGTACTTCTGAGCCTAGGGGTTTGTCTGTATCTAAAGGTTTAGGTAGAGAACGTCGCAAATAGTAGTTGACTCTTAAATCGTATTACTATACAATTACTACATAGGGCCTTTAGCTCAGTTGGTTAGAGCAAGCGACTCATAATCGCTGGGTCGTTGGTTCGAGTCCAACAAGGCCCACCAGAATCTGTAGCAGAAACAACAAGTTATAATTTTTTACCAAAATAGCAAAAAAGACTTGACAAATAAACTAAATAAGTATATTATATCCACTGTAGCATAAATAAATTAACAAAGGAACTAAGGGAAACAAAAATGAAACGCAGAACCTGTTTACATATAACCACACTACAACCCACAGCGGCATCGCTGTCTTATTGGTCAGTGTTTGGTAATATGATTAATAGTGATCGCGAACCAGGATGTAGAGGGTCTTTTAAGGAACAACGGGATGAGTAGCAAGTAACTCCCAGAAACCAAAAAAGACCCTAGAATTAAAAACTCTAGGGTTTTGTTTTTTAAAGGGTAGTAAATGAATAATAATAAAAAAATACTAACCGAACAACGTAACAAGATGTCGCCAGAACAACGTGTGGCATTGTTAAAAGTAAGGTTGAAGAAGGTAGCAGAAGACATAAAGTTTATTAAAAAGGTTGTAAAGAAATAGACTAAAATGTTAAACTACTAATGTATTATGTGTGGCGCAACGAGGGCGCAGTGGGCACATTAAACATCTACTAAACGGGCGGCCTACCAGATGAAACTGTGGCGATAACGCAGGAGTATAAAGGTAGCGTAATAAAGCATATACTTGCCTGACCGTAAAAGTCGTGGTAAACTACTAGAGAAAGGGGTTCGAGTCCCCGGGACTGGTGTATGCTTTATTACACACATTCTAAAGAGTGTGTTACAAATTAGGACAGGTGGGTGAGCGGCTAAAACCACCAGACTGTAAATCTGACGCCCTTCGGGGCTACGAAGGTTCGAATCCTTCTCTGTCCACCAGTATTTGTATACTATAGAACGAGGAGATTATAATGTCGTATTGGAAAGAAGATGTAGTTTTTAGTTTGTTGAAGGATAAGGTATTGACTGAAATAACCGGATCAGTAGGTGATGAGGTTATGACCTTTACTACCTCTGATGGAGAACGATATCAGTTATGGCATTGTCAGGATTGTTGTGAAATTGTTGGCATTGAAGATATCACTGGTGACTTGAAGGACTTGATTGGGGAACCAATCTTGTTAGCAGAAGAAGTGAAAAACCCAGATAATACGCAGCTGCCTGAGCATGTTGATGAAAGCGGCACCTGGACCTTCTACAAGTTAGCAACTCGCAAGGGTTATGTGGATATTCGTTGGCTTGGAACTAGCAATGGATATTACAGTGAGAGTGTATATTTTTGTAAGGTATGACTATGATTTACACACTAGAAGTAATTGCATTATGTGCGATATTGTTTGCTGGATTAGTCGCATTAAGTGTAGGATTAGGTAAGACAGCAGAATTTTTATTTAAACAAAAGGAGCAACACTATGAAACGAGGTAAAATGTAGTGTCGCTCTAGATCCCATGTATGGTCTAGAGTTGGCACGTTAAATCAACTTAATACTATATATGGGAGTATAGCTCAACTGGATCAGAGCAACCGGCTTTTACCCGGTAGGTTCAGGGTTCAAATCCCTGTGCTCCTACCATATGAAAACACATTGTCTGCGTAAATCGTGGATCCGTAGTAGATAGTATGTTCCCGTATGGTAATGCCCGTGTAACTCAGTGGAAGAGTAGTGTGTTGATAACGCATTAGTCGTTGGTTCGATCCCAACCTCGGGCACCACATCTTTCGGTTCTTAACTCAGTGGATTTAGAGTACCTGTCTTCGAAACAGGAGGTCGGGGGTTCAAATCCCTCAGAACCGACCATAAAATACCCCGGTGGTGGAATTGGCAGACACGCCAGTTTAAGGTACTGGTTTTTTGAGAGTTCAATTCTTAGTGGAGCTACCAAATACGGAGTATAGGCTAGCCTGGTTAAGTCGCCTGCTTTGGGAGCAGGAAACCGCAAGTTCGAATCTTGCTACTCCGACCAATTTTAAAAATATGGCCCTCAAGTGTTACGGTAGCATTTCAGTCTCCAAAACTGACGGCCGGGGTTCAACTCCCCGGAGGGTCGCCAAGTCAAATATGATCCACCTTATAAGGGTGGTGAAACAACGGTTGTAGGTGACGATGGGTTATAATCGGAACCTTCACTAATTAAATTCGGTATTATACACATGCACATAAATGCGTAGGCCACGCAGATATAATGGTTGATAGCTTGGCCCTTGTGGCTGAGTTGGCAGAGTTCGATTCCTGCAAGTGTGCAGTTGTATAATATTGTTGGGGATTAGCCAAGTCTGGTCTACGGCAACGGGTTTTGATCCCGTCATTCACAGGTTCAAATCCTGTATCCCCTACCAAAAATTATTTGTAACCGATTCTTTCTAGAATTCGTATAGCGCGAGTACGTAGTTTGTTTTCAAATTCACTCTCACTTAATACACCTTTTTCTAGATTGCATTTACCACAGGTTACTTGTAGATTATTCAACGATGTTGGTCCGCCCCTAGATTCAGGTATGACATGATCTAAGTGGACTTCATTTTTAAGTAAATCAACACCGCAATAAACACAACGTAATCCGTCGCGTTCAATTACCATGCGACGTAAGTTAACAGGAATACGTTCTTTAGACATAAAAATATTTATAGTTACATATGTTTGTGAAAAAATTATGGAAGTGTGGCTGAGCATGGCTTAAGGCAGCAGTCTTGAAAACTGAAGTACCGAAAGGTGCCGTGGGTTCGAATCCTACCACTTCCGCCAAAACAATGAGGTGCCAGAATATGAACTGGCAGCGATACATGGCTCCCTTGCCATACCTCGCCAATGTTATTCCCCCTAATCCGAGCAAGGTGCACGGACGTGACTGTTAATCACTGACTAGCAAGGTTCAATTCCTTGAGGGGGAGCCAGAGTTGGCGCAAAACATCACCAAGAGGTGATAAGTTGGCCCATTGAAGGTTTAACGAACCTGCAAATCAATCAATACAGTTTGCGAAAAATGTTCACTATGGCGATAGTAGAGACTATCCATGGGGTCAGGCCGAGAAACGGACTCCACAATTTTTGGTCTAACTCGCAAGAGCGACCTTTGACGCAATACCCTGTTGCAGGCAACTGCTAACAAATAACAAGTGTCCCCAAACGATCGGTCGGGGTAAAACTTGCGTCATAAAAATTTGGCTCGTTAGCATAGTCTGGCCTATTGCGCTTCCCTGTCACGGAAGAGGACACCGGTTCAAATCCGGTACGGGTCGCCAAAATTTACTCGGTGTAGTTTAATGGTAAAACACGTGGTTTGGGACCATGAGTTGAAAGTTCGATTCTTTCTTCCGAGACCAATTTATATCCCTGTGGTGAAATGGATTATCACAAAACTTTGCGAAAGTTTAGTTCAAGGTTCGAATCCTTGCAGGGGTACCAATATCAAAGTTGCAACTGAATATTAACTTGCAACTTTAACTTACAATGGTGTTAGTG